GCACTATCAACGAAGGATACATTCTGTTCCTTCGTGCTTGGGGAGAGTTTCAAATATTTCTCTTCACCCGATTGTATTTCATATATTACATTATTATTTACATTATTATTACTAAGTCATTATACATAATAAGGTGCAAGACTCAAAGCACCTCAACGGAAACACATAAGTGAGCTGGCTAAACTCTATGTAAAAACATATAAAACCATATATAACAAGCCTTTAGATCATTGCATATGTTCTCTTGACAATGATCATATGGTATCCAATATTATACAGACAACTTTGCTTTGATCCACTCGCAGATTGTCTAACTGCACTCTACATTTTGTATGGGTTGTAGATGGCCCTAAGATTGATAATTATCTTTCCAGACCGCAACACGTTGGTCAAAGGTTCGATAAATATCGGGGCACAACGTTTGCAAGTTGTGCTTAACGGCAATGTCCACCATCTGGACTTGTCGCATATTGAAGACTTCTCTTCCATGGTTAAACCACTCACACAGAGCAGTTTCCATGTTCTTAGCACTTGCCAATTCGGGTGTAGGCAAGTCTTCTCTAGATGAATCTCTAAGAGTGCAATGTAGCATTTTGAAACATGATTTCTCAGCTAAAGCACCTACATGACATCCTAATTCGGGGATGTATTTTGATTCTCTCTTGAGAAATTCGAAGTCTTCTGCTGGTAGAAAATCTACCAGTTCACTTTCCTTATCAGGCATAGTGTAAACTTGGCCGGTTTTTGCTAAAAATTCCGATACCATTTTGATATTAAAGTTTACACCTGGTCGTACTGATCCAATATTATCATCACCGTAAGTAGAGAGTGCTACGCATTCTCTAAATTTCAATGAATCATCATTATTGGCAAAGAAACAACAGCGTAAATTCAAACTGCCACAGATACCGTTAAGTATCACAGTTAATGAATTACCGCTAATGTGTGTTCCTTGAGTCAGTCCAACCAAATCACCATTGAAAGCAATTAAGGCATAAACAACATCGCCTGTCATTGCTTCCATAATCCTGATATCCTCATCACTGTAATCGCACTGTTTAGCGCAATCGATAAGAATACGGAAAGCAGTGAGTAGTAATTGACTACTCAACTTTTGATCGTACTTACCATAATCACCACCTAAGATACGATCTTTCCCGAATTTCAATACGTGATCATGCAACTCTTGCCACTCAGGCCCATGAGAGTTGATTCCAACAGCGCACTCAGCTACTAAAGGATTCATTTGTAGAACACGTATAATACCTAGAAAGTATTTACGGATCAAGAATGTCAGAGCAATGGGATTGCCATAGAAGATCCGACATTTATCTTTCGATAAAACTTCATCCTTTTTGCAAGCCTTGGCTACAGTGTTGGCACGTTCGCCCCGCTTGTAACACTCCATGCAACGGTCGATCTCATCTCTGATTTCCTTATCAAAGACTCTATTACCAACCTCTTCGCTTTCTAAGTATTTTAGTTTCGATCCGGTTAAGGGATAACCGATAGATGTTGACATATTGATTGCATCAACGAATTTGCAACCTGGAATGCCATTCATATTCTCGCTATCCGTCAAGGGTTTTGTTCCATTCCATAATTTACTCTGGAAAATAGGAAGCAGTTCCCTCTCGTAATCTGTGGCAGCTTTGATTAATAGCTGCGGATCGAAACATTTAGCAGGACTAGACATATTGGCTAGACAATCCTGCCAGCCCTTCCATTGAGGGCTTTCTGTGGGTCCACGGTAAATGTTCTCTACACCACAGACTTCAGCGATACTGTCACTGATAATCGTCTTGGTGGCTGTGGACTTGAATGTGCTCGCTCCTGGACACGAGCCATGGTACGCAACTTGGGATCCATGTGGCAAAAAGTTCAAAGGACTCTTTGGATGAATAGGTTGATTGGTAAGAATCTCCTTACCTAACACCTTACTATCAAAACCACTAGCAGATCCACTTAAGGTAACTGTGGGTTGTTGCCTCAAGTACTCAAGAGCTGCAGATATCTCTGATTGAGTCATAATAGAACTACAACCATTGGGTGTACCAGATATTCCTGCTACATGTATGCCACATATAACGGATTTGTTTTTAAGAGTCATTACTGCTCCACACAATCCATTAAATGTATTCACACCAAATGTGTCATACTTATAACATGGAAAACACTTGGTTCCATTATCAACCTCAGCTTGGCTGAATAATCCACCACTCTCCTGCATCGTACCATCTATGAGTCTCCAACAAAGACCGAATTGGCCATGCGAAAGTACATCCTTAGGGAAATATGCACATATGTTCTTAAATGATCCACCTGATGGGACATAAGCATATGCCATATCGGAATCCGCAGGAAAATATGCCAGCTTTTTGTCGAGCTTGCAGGTAAATTTACCTCCGTTATCATCCGGATTGCACTTCCTAAAGGTCACTTCAATGGTGTCTTGTTTAAAGTAATGCGCTGGGATCGCGACTACATTTGATGTCAACATCAAACCATTAACTCTATACACATCACCACCAATAGTGACACTACCATAAAGTAAGTTCTTGCGAACGATATGGTCGAGTTGTGATTGAGATGTAGTTAGAGATTTGGCACTAACATCCAACTTACGTTGTGTTACTGATGACCAAACATTACTACATGAATCACGCTTCTCAACTTCCTCTACGGTTGCTGGTTCCAAAGTTCCTTGTGGATCTGTTGTATTCCAACACTTATAGACTCGTGCTACTGCGTATAGTGCACCCACTATACCGCAGGCCGCACAGATACGTCCCACATGTTTGTCGCGGATCTTTTTGAGGGCTGGCGCAATAGT